CCATCTCTCGCATCCATCATCATTACGTTATCTGGGTCAAACATTGCAGTTGTTCCCACGTGTGGTATAGTTCCAGCCATTTTATATTCCTCCTGTTATTCTCGTTTTAGTATTTTCTAATATTTCCCTCGTTCGCTATGTCCATAAAATCCCCACTAGAAATCGGCTTTCCTTCCGTTTCTGGCTCACCTTTAGGTGGTTGTACGTTTGATAATTGTCTCTTAACATCTAACTCAATGTTTTTCTTTGTCGAATTAAAAGTATCAATGAAATTATTAACGTTTTCTTTTGTTGCATCTGAATCATCGGATATCAATAGGTTTAAAAACTTAGTGTAATCTTCTTGTGGAATATTTGCTCCTGTAAGCATGTCCCTCGCATCGATTTCGTTAGAACGTTTGTTTATAATTGCTTCTCTTTTAGCAATCTCCTCTAATTGTTCTTTAACTTCAACCTTTGCCAATTCCTCTGCCGACATTTGAGCTTTAACTTTATAATCTGCCTCCCACTTTAACCTTTGAGTTTCTAGTCCTTTTTGGATACCACTCTCGACTCTCCTATCCACTTCCGAAGTAACTCTTTTGTCCAATTCTTCTTTAGTATATAGTGTTGCCGTTTTGTCATCAATTAACTTGTCAATATAAGCCTGTTGTTCTGATGTAAATTCCATGTTCTATTCCTCCAATTCCACACCATGCTTTCGCCCAGTGCATAATTTTATTTGTGTTATTACCTTCATACTTAGTATAGAGATTAATTCAATAAATTATAACCAAACCATTATATTTCCTTGGTTTCAAGTTCAATCGCTCGATTATCGATACCTTTTTGTGCAACTTCCTGTTTTTCTGATAATCTATTTGCAAAATCTTCTCCCCAAAATGCCTCTCCACGTTTGATAAACTCATTAACATCAGATACTAGGTCGACTATCGCTAATGCATCTACAGGAGCAATGGTTTTAGTTCTCATTAATGTCTCATAGGATTGGGTTTTCACTAATAGGTTATTGGATTTATTACGACTGAATTTTATATCGATATCCATTAACTTCAATTCATCTTCTCTATCCAAATTAAATATACTTAAAATAATCTTCAACGTACGTTTCTCTGACTTCTTGAAAGTAGTTTCCTTATTTCTAGCAATGATTTCTAAATCTGCCCATCCATCTCTTAATTCAACGGCTTGACCTGTATCTCCACCACCACCAGCTTTATTATTTCTATTTGGAATTCCAAGTAAAGCATAAAGTAAATCCTCTAACTGTGTAGCGAAAGCCTCCATACCACTTTGGTCTAACTTGTTTACAATATTCTTAATGTCTGTTTGTCCACCTGTAGTATTGGTTAACGATACAACTCCTTCTTTTCTCATCTCTCTATAACCCTTCGCATCTATCTCTGCGTTGATGAAAATTAATAAGGATTGTATTGTTTGGTCGATGTCATCAAACCTACCACTGTGTAGACTATTTATTGCATCCATAAGTCCAATCATTAATTCCCAATCACCAATTCTCCACATATTATTTGGATACTCGATAATAGGAACTCCACCAACATCGTAAGGCTCTAGTTCGCCTATATCGGATGGTAATATAGTAGCATGTTCTTGTGAATTTATAGTATATCTTCCAAAATCAGTGTAAGCATAATACTTAGCACCTACTTCCACGTTAGCATCATCGAATACAGGATAGTAAGTCACTCCTACAAGTGGTTTTTGTGCTATACTGTTCTCATAAACAATAAAAGTAGTACTTGGATGCAATGACCTATCTTCAAACGGTACATCATCTGCGAACTCACCATCTCTATAAATTATACGATATCCAGTTCCAACAATACTCTGATACTCTCCAAGTTCCCTATCCACACTACCTTTGTCCTCATATTGGACTTGCCTGTTTAACTCATCTACTGCATCTTGTTTATTATTAACCCCATCTGCTACATACTGTATTGGAGTACCTAAAAAATATCCAACAACATTCCTAGTAACCATTTGTGCATGATTTATAACAACTCTGTTATTTATCTCTGGTCTAATCTCTTTGGTCTTACCCAATATCGTTTGTCGACCCTTGTTATAATCAATAAGATAATCTATAGCCAATTTATTCTCATCATGTTTCTCTTTAGCTATATTTAATACCTTAGCCAATATCTCCTTATTCCTTAAATCCGAAGAAGTCCTATCACTTAATATAATATTTCGACCCATCAATCTAGGTCTCATGTTGTTTATATCTCGCTCAAAATACTCATCGGGAGTTAAATATATATCTGCCATACTTGTCTCACTCCTTTTATAATCCTAATTCCCTTCTCGATAATACCTTAACACTGTTACCTTTTAAATCCTGTATCAATTGTGCCAACATTGCCAGCGAATCTGGAGCATCATCAAAATAATTCTTACCTGTCTGTGTCCAAGTCAAAACATCCTTCATGAATCTTCCATAATCACTATTTGGATGATATAAACTCTTGTCCTTGAATATAAATTTCTTCTTGACAAAATCCGAATAGGTAATTATTTTGGTATTCTTATTACTACCTGTAAAGAACATTCTGATACTTGTGTTTCCACCCAACCTTTTAATCTCGGTGTTTATGTTCTGTGCAAAGAAGTTACCACCTGCGTTCATCTCCACATCTCCACGTACAACATTGTTATCTACCCATGCTTTAGCGACTCGTGGTACGGTTACTTCTGGTAAGCCATTGTCATATATCACATCTGTTATATAAACCATGTCACTGTCCCCATACAAGGCTCCTATAGGACTTGCAACATTGTCTTTACCTAATGCCTTACTATCACATACTGCTACCACTGTGTCGGTCTTTTCTTCGGGTAGTTCCAAATAATACTGTAACTCATCCTCATAGTATAATAATCCTTCTCTTTCAATTGGTTCACAAAGGTACAATGCACTGAAACTCGCAGTATCCATAGATTCTTGCAACTCATTGTAATAAGCCGTTGAGAATCCTCCAAAGTAATCAAAGTTACTTTCACCTTCGCTATTAAAACAAGGTATAGAAACTATCTTTGTTCTTGGATGGTCTTTCTGTGCAAAAGATATCTTACTTATTATGTCGTGAACACTCCAAGGTGTCGCAAGGTGAACTTCTTTACATCCATCCTTCTTACGTTGCTTAAAGTTAACTGAATACACTTGCCATAACTTATCCAATCTAGTAACTGACAGTGCCTCCTCTATTCCCGAAACCATGTCATCACAATATAAATATTTCTCACTCTCTGACCTACCCGTTACAGAACCACCTACGGGAGCCAAAGTTAGTGTTGGATACCTCTTAGCGACCTTTAACCAAATCTCTTGCCTCTTAGCATTTTGATTTACTAATGGAGAATCGGGGAATATTTTCGTATACCTATCTCCACTTACTATTTCCATAACTCCAATATAAAAGGAACTTGTGATATTATCAGAATAAGAAGTTGCTAACTGCGTAGACTCGGGGTAACGACCCATTATCCAAGATAAGAATCGAATACCTGTAGTTGTCTTTCCTGTTCTTGGAGGAAGTGTTACAAGTAAATAATCGTACAGGTCATATATCTCCATATCATTAAATGCCTTGAATAACTCACCCATATGGTCTTTACGGTGATGGTAAAATCCTCTATTAGGTTGAGTTTTATCTTCCTCCAATTCTAATGCCTTATTATAAGTTATAAAATCATAAGGAGCTATTAACACTAATACATCATCATATAGATTATATAGTTCCATTAATTTTTCGGGGTCTTTTTCTATTGGTAATTGTTTCTCGATATTTGGGATTATTATTTTGGTGTACTTTTCTATTTCGCTTATTTTCATTTATGCCATCTGCCAAATATCAAAATTTTCTTTCTTCGCATAGTTATACATTTCATAACCGGTTGCATCCCCAAATACCCACACCTCTGATGCTTTCTTAATTTCTCTTTCCAAAACATCCCAATCTTGTCCTTGTGAGAAAAAGAAGTTATGCTTGTAACCTTCTAACTCTATCTCTTTAACTACTCTAGGTTTATTCCAACCTTGTCCACATATTATAAATACATTTGATATATCCATTAATTATCCACCTCTTCTTCATCTACCCATTTGATGACTAATCCATCATCCATATACATTGCTCCAACCATTACTAATCCATACGTATCCAATAAACCTTGAATCTCATCTAGGAACCGTAGTGCCTCTTCCTCACCATCATCTTGCGAAGGTGAGTGTGAAGGTAATGAATTCATCTCTAATGCCCATTCCCATAATTTATCTGCACCATCCACATCCATTCCTCCTTTATATCCAAGTAGTCGTTATAGCCTTAGTCTCACCATCTAGTCGTAATATTGGAAAAACATTACTTGACTGACCCATATATAATCCACGTAACGCATAGCCTCCTAATGCTT